ACTTGAAATAATGGATCACCTTGATCCGTTGCAGTTCTTGAAGCAACTGTAACAGCACCACCATCAGCACCCCATCCCATAGACCCACCAACAATTCCTTCAGCTGGTGTTGCACTACTAAAAGTTTTGAATGTTGCACCAGATTTTGGTTGACCTGCATCAACCGCACCACCAGCATCAGTTGACAGAGTGGTTAATTCGGATGGAGTTCCCAACCATACATATTTTGATTCATTACGCAGAACATCTTTAACATAGTTAGATGATCCATCATGTCGTTTTGCATCAGAAGCTTTACTTACAAAAGCAAACTTCTCTAAAACTTCACCCGGTACACCTGTCCACAAACCATCTTCATCAATTACAATAACGTGCATCTCCTCTTGTGAACCACCATAATTAGCA